CAAAAAATGGTACTTGTCTTATAACACTATGTCTCATAATTACTCCCATTTAATATACTGTATTATAGTAGGATGTAGCCTATATGTCAAGCACGGATTCATCTTTATCGAAATACTTAGGGCGTCTCTTGGAGACTGCGGATTCCGTGACTTTACTCAACTCTTTCTTGTCCTTTGCGTTGGCATCTACTTGATCTTGTACCCATTTTAAGTACTCATAGTCGCCACTATCTCCCTCTATTGAGTCTAGAAGCTGCTGAAGATCAATGCTGGCAAGATAGTTTAGTTTAGTCTCAGTCTGCCTAGCTTCTTTCTTGATTCGGCGAATAAAACTATAGTATGTGATCTGTGTGAAGTATGCAAAAGGATTGTTTGACTTCTCTGGATTGAATCTGTCAGCATATCTTAGGCAGTTTTCTATGCCGTCAAGAATCATCTCGTCTCGAAATGTATAGTTTACGAAATTAGATTTGTATGCTAGATGATTTGATATCTTAACGAAGCATTCGCCAAGATAGTGCGGACACTGAGGAGTAGGATTGCCACTTTCAACAGCTTGGTTCCATTCCTGTTTCCATTTCTTCATTTCTGCGAAGAACTTTTTGTTGTCCACATAATGTGCATTTTTTTCTTTAGACATGTGTTACTCCAATTTAAATCATAATATAATAATACTAAAAAAAGATTCATTTGTCAAGCAAAATAAATTAAAAAAGACTTGACATGAGGCAGGCAGATTGTTATAATTGGTTTGTCAGCAAAAAGAAGTAATATCTTTAATGTAAGGTTCCTTCATCATCACTAATAAAATTCTGTAATTGTTCTTTTAAGTATTCAGCCTCTTCAACACTCAAATCTTCAATCTCTTTCGCTTCAGAATCTTTTTCTTCTTTGTAAAAGTTCCCATCAAAAGAAACAGGCTTACCGTAAACATTCTCTACCATTTCTTCGTAAGAAGAGTGAAGTCTACCGCTTAAACTATTCAAGCAAACTACGTTAAACATATCAATCACAACTTCTCTATCGTCTGTCATAACTAAGAAAGGACGAAGAACCATATGTTCACCAATAATCTTTCCATTATCATCATTGACAGGCTTAGCAGTAACTTCCAATGGAAATTTAAGAACAATACCTTCGGCAGTATATTCTAGATCGCCTACTAAGCTCATTCGATTAGAAAGCTGTACGATGTAATAGTTAGTTTCCACTAATAGGTACCTTTACCATTTTGTATTCAAACCCTTCTTCATTATATATCTTAACTCTCTCGACCATATGGCCAAGTGTGTAGTTCTTTTTAGATTTCCAAGATAGGTCATCACCAATATCAAAAAGCTCACAAGAAGTCTTGTTGTCGCCTTTTCTCAATCCTCTACCAATACTTTGTAGGTTTCTGATTCTACTCTTACTTGGTGAAGCAAAAACAATATTGTGTAAGTTACGAATATTTATGCCTGTTGAAAACGTACCATATGAAGCGATAATGATAGCATCATCTACTGTCTCAGTCAATGCTCGTATCTTTTCTCTCTGTTCAGTGTCAGTGCCTCCGTGGACAAAGAATACTTTTCTATCGCCTTCTACTTTTTGAGAGATTAGATCATACAAAACTTTGCCGTGCTTTTCTACGAACTGAAACAGCACTAGCGTATTGCCTTTTTGAGACACACACAGATTACGAATAAAGTTATTGCGTTTAGGATGAGTGACAATCCAGTCCATCTCTTCTTGATAAGTCATCTTCTTGACTAACTTCTTTTCTTCATCAGAATAGCCCAACAACAAACAAGTGATAGCAAGATCAGCAACACTCTTTTGTTCCATGAGCTTCTTTGTAGTGATTACTTTTTTGACAGTGCCGAACACGCCTTCTAGCACTAGCTTGTGTGTCTTTGTTCCGTCCAGAGTACCAGTAGTGCCTATTCGATACGGAGCATTGAGGCATTTATCTAGAATAGTAGTGAGAGATTTTGCTTTAAAGTTGTGAGCCTCATCACCATATACAACATCAAACTGCTCGAACCAAGACTTAGGAAACTTATAGATAGACTGCCAAGTAGATATCGTTATAGGATATTCGTTTGACTTTTCTTTTCCGCCGTAGATTCTATGACAGTTCTCAACTGCCTTCCAGGTATCTGCTGTTGCATAGTCTTGGAAGTCCCCATACATTTGCTCAACGAGGGAGGTTGTTGGCACAACGATAAGCTGTTTGCGGCCCAAATGTTGATGATAACGCATAAGGCTGTATATAATGAGAGACTTGCCAGAGGCAGTGGGGGAAAGTAAGAGTGACCTACCTTCGTTGATAGTATGTCTGACAGCCTCGATTTGATAGTCTCGGATTTCAATATCTTTATCTCCGCTTTGTAGTTTTAGTTTTTTAGCAAAGTTTTCTACATACTGCGTTGACACAGGATCACCTATGTCTTTTATATCTACTTCTAGCTTGTACTCTAATGTGTCTGCGAACTCTTTTAGATAAGGCAAAAGACCTACATAAAGTTCTTGACGATACATATTGTATAGCCTAGCCTTACCGTCCCACATACGAGAACGATAAGAAGGCATAAACTTTGCGCCAGGTACATCAAATGTAAAGAAATCGCATATCTCTTGACCAGTGCCAGGATCAGTATCGATTTTTAGATACGCTTCATTTCTTTTGGTAACTCTTATCACTACATCAACCCATTGGTAAACTTGGTCCATTCCACAGCATTTTTGATGTCCCAAGTTCTACTGTTCAAGGACTTCATTATAAACTCGCATTGATATAGACACGCTTTGATGTATTCGATTTTATCTACAATCTTTATAATGTCTGAATCACTGTCGAGATATTCTTGCATCTCGTTTTTAAGAGGCTGAGGACCTAAGTATTGTTCCCAACCTAAATTTTCTAATTCTTGCTGAGACAACTCGCCTCGAAAGTAGCGCCATTTAATACGGCGCAAAGAATACATCTGAGATTCATATTTTCTCAGTTGTAATTTGAAAGTAGTAAGATAGTTTAGATACTTCGCATGAAGCTCTGGTGTTTTTGTAGACTCACTACCAAGATTCAATTCATCTATTTTGCAGTCAGCTTTCCACTGATCCTGCAATTCGTTCAACGTAATCATAATATAACCTCATAATATATACTCTATTTATAGCGTCTCAATTTTGTATTGCCTGTATCTAAATGCAGCTACTCCTTGAAAGTAATCAGTGTTGCCCGAAGATAATTCAAACTCAAGTCCGCCAAGAGATACAGGAAACGCATCCTGAAACACAATTTTTATTTGCGGATTGTTGTTAGAATCAAGAATGAATAGAGACGCATCACTATAGTTTCCTAATGCCTGTTGCTTATCAGGACGTATATCAGGAAAACGATACGACTGGCTTTTTGAGAAGTCAGTGTATTGCTTGTGCGATTCTGGAAAGCCAAGACCAATAAGCCACTCATACAATTCATTGTAGTTGGCCATATTCTCTTGTATAATGAAACGAATCATAAGTTCACCGTAAGCAAGTTTGTCACCTGCCTCGTAATAATCAACGAGAGGTGTTGCGACTTGCGGTGATCCCAATGAAACGTCTGGAATATTTGCAGACTGGCAGAAGAATGAGACGTTGGGCAGATTGTGAACTAAAAACTTAAAGCCATTAGGCTTCAGATAGTCTAGTTCGCCAGGATTACCAGCGTCCCATGTTGCTTCTTGCACATTTGTTAATACATCAACCATAGTAATATCCTTAAATATCGATATTACTATTTATAACGATTTAAATTACTGCGATTGCTGCGAATACTACGGGTGAAGACACTACTAATGCCAATGCAAAAGTAACGAGTTCTTCGAGTTTGGCTGTCTTTGCGCCTATTCTCATTTTTAGGTCCTTGCCTTGTGAGCAGAAAAGTTAAAGTAATGAGAGTCACGATAAACTCTCACTACTATATATAACTTTCAGAACCTAAAATGAGTAGATAAGTGACAAAATGTTGTTACTTTATGTTACTTTGTTGTCAAATTATTCTACATTTTTCCAAGTAAATGCACCGAAGAACATTTCGTCTTCTGACATCTGACCCCAAGGTACTTCTCTTGCTGGATCAGGATTCATTGGATTGTCTGCTGAGTTATCAAACGCACCCTCTACAAACAAACGAGTTCCTGCAGGAATAAACATAGGCTCTCGCCACGTGTATGATAACTGCCAAGCATAGTCGTACTTAGGAATATCAATCAGCTCTTCTTCTGTGCCGTCAGCATAGATTGCTTTTGCTTTCATACTCTTGCCACGGAAGT